CCCCTCCTCCCCCAGTCAATTCCTGCGCCCCCATTTCTCTCTGTTCAAATAGTTTGTAGAATGCAAGTAGGCTACGATCCTCTGGAATAACTGTAGCATCATCCTTAGGATCATAATAAAGCCCAAGAGTTGTAACAATATCTCTGAGCATAGTTAACTCCAGATCTTGAATGACTTCGCGGGCCTTCTCCTTATCCTCGCGAAATTCTGGTTTTAGGGCAATATTAAGAGAGGTTGCCTTGGGTGCCTTAGTTACTTTGAACACCTCCTTCAGACGTGGAACACCACGTGTCATACCGGATTTAGCGGCCACACCGGCTAAATGGAACGTGTCCTTGCAACATACAGAATCTAGTGATGTAAAGTTTCTCGTAGTTTCAACGGTCAAATCATACACTAGACCCTTAATTGGCCTTACTTCCTTAATTGTCTTAACCTTGTCCCACACAATATCCTTCATTGTGCTACGAGAATGCTGCCTTGCAGAATCCTTGTAATTTAGTTTATAATGATATTCTAGAATTTCCTGTTTTCTACTCATACTTAGCTGAAACTTTTCAGCAAAAGTCTTACTATATAACTTTGGAATAGTCATTTTATAATGCATATTTACTGACTTGAACTTTGCAATCTTGGGCATACTACTAGAAATCGTCGCAAAGATTTCATATCTAGTTAACATTGTTCTAAAACGTGTAAGTAAGTCTTGCGAAACAGATGTAGCAGTTATGGTCCCACCTTTTTTCTCAATATAACCATCGCCACAGATATATGCATCCACAAGTCCATGGATGAAATCGTCAGGAGCCTGGAATACCCAATCAGGCATGGTTTTAGTATAACTCAGGCGTCCAAAGAGTTCACTAAATACCTTTGCTAGAAGTGTTGAGTGAATCACCAGGCTCGTTGTATTCCCCTTAATTCCAGTCTTCTCGCAGAATCTTTTTTCACTTACAATATGAGACCCCACATTCCACCTGCTTAGTAGTTCCTCAATTGGTTTCAGGTATGCAAGATCATTATTTGTAATATTTATCTGAGTTGAGTTACTCATTCCCTCTGCAAGATACGCACCAATCATGTATCCAAATGACCTATTAAGTTCAATGGACTCAGGAATCTGAGAAATATCAGGGCGAGTGCGCTTAGGATATACGTAACCTGCATTGAAGGTATTCGTATTTCTCTTATTTACCACTGCATCACGGAATCCGTCGCTGCGTGAATAAGGAACTGTAAATTTCTTCCCATTGTTCTCCTGAAACCAATGGCGCTCACCAGTTGCAATTTCCGCAACTGCCTTTTCAACCTCAGAGCCATATAACCACTCGGTTGGCTTTAGAATAGTGCGGAGCTCTAGTGACTGAACAAGCCCCAACTGCTCAACTTGAAGACTATTGGCGATTGGGATAATATCTCCAACCTTCAAGTCTGAGCCATTAATATCATCAATTTTCCCATTTACAAGTGTTAGAAACGACTTGCCTTTAGTAGCTTTTAGTGAGCGACCTGATGCAAGTGTTACCTCTAGAATAGTATCAGTTCCATCCTCATTTATCACAGGATGGCGTGTAATTGCTTCTAACTTTGTCCACATCATCTTACCATTCTCATCACATGAAATCGCCTTCCAGTCATTCCCATCCTGCAAATCAATATAGACTTGATTATTAGGAAGAAACTGAATACGCTTCTTATCCTTGCATCCAAGGTAATAGGAATCAATAAACTCGCCAATCTGGGGAGTTAGAATTTTTCCATTTTTAGCAATTAGAATTTTTGTATCCCAGTCTACACTGTTTAACGTCATTTGCGTGGCAGGTTCGCCAATTGACTGTGCTGCAATAATGCCGACCTGTTCTCCAGGTTGAGCCCAAGAGGCCCAGCATTTCAGAAGAATTTGCTCTATTAATGTATCAAATGCGACTTTTGTTAGACGATGCTTTACAATTGAATTATGCGGCCCTAGATAATAACGGAGCAATGCACCCCATATTCTATTAAATGGTAGTGTTCTGGAATGTATGTCCTTAATACGCTCAATTGCATATTCAGGGAGTAAATCTGTTTTAGAATTAACTTCGATTCCGAATTTAATTTTCAAATTCAATACCATGCGCTCCAGATTCATAGGCCCCATGATGCTTCTTGATCGCCCATTTCTGAATACACCATTTACAAGCATATTGCGGTCTGCAATCACCTCGTCTACAAGAGTATTCACCATTTCTGCATTTTCAGAGCGACTGGCTTCTCCCGATAATACATCCTCCCATTTAATATCTCTGAGGCCAATGAGTCTTCGGATTTCATCATCAGTCATAGAATGAATTGGTAGGCCATGGGCCTCTACCTTGGTGCAACTGATTCCATCCTCGCCATAATGAAACTGCATGATACCTCCTCTTGCATCACGAACGGTCCCATCATACTGTGTAACTAGATCCTCCATGGCCTTTACCATCTGTCTTTGTATATAGCCAGTTTCTGCAGTTTTAACGGCGGTATCAATAAGACCTTCTCGCCCTGACATTGCGTGAAAGAAGAATTCCTGAGGTGTCAGTCCCTTGACAAAACTATTCTCAACGAAACCGCGCGCCTCTGCACCATCATCAAACTTCTTGTAATGCGGTAATGTTCTATCAGTGAATCCAAATGGAATACGGCGACCCTCAATATTCTGCTGACCAACGCACGCTACCATCTGCGAAACGTTAATTGTTGAGCCCTTGGATCCAGCCTTCAACATACTGATTAGACGATTCTCTTGGGCAAGTGCCTTCTGGCCCAACTTACCCAACTCCTCAATGGCCTTATTGAGTTTCCCAAATACTTGTCCTTCAAATTCATCCTGGTTAGAACGACCCGTGTTATTGTCAAACACGTCCATGTGCACCTGAAGAACAATCTCATCAATCTCCTTCTTGCGTGCCTGGACAATATCATTCATGCGAGATAGAGTCTCATCGTCCGCAACTAGATCTGAGAGACCTATGCTAAAACCACTCATAATTAAATAAGACTCAATTGTGCTCTGAACAGAGTCAATCAAATCAACGGCCGCATTAGCACCAAAATCATTGTATGTAGTATGAACTATACCAACGCCCGTCTTATTTAATATATCATCATCTACAATACCACTGCCTTGAATCATTCCATCGCGCAGTTTTACGGAATTATTAGGATTTGCATCTTCATCAAAGAATTTGTTTTTCAAGTCCGCATTAATTGGAGGAAAGAGATTCCCGAGAACCTGTTGTCCAGTCCAACGAGGTGCTCCATTTACAACCTGCGGTTCAGGCAATTTCCCATCAAATCGCTTATTCCACATCATCAAGTTCATATATTCGCGACGAGTAAACATATCACCCTGCTTTGTAATACGGTATGAGCCCAGAAGTGCATCCTGAACTACCTTAATAACCGGTTTCTGGTGCCTCGGAGAAATCATCTGGTATGGAACTGCAGCAATATCTTGTAACTCCTGTGTGGCCTCGGCACTTTGTGGAATATGCGCATTCATTTCATCACCGTCAAAATCCGCATTATAAGGCGCGACTGCAGAAACATTCAGGCGAAAAGTATTATACGGGAGAACACGGACTCGGTGACCCATCATAGACATTCTGTGGAGCGTAGGCTGTCTGTTAAAGAGAACCATGTCGCCGTCCATCAAGTGGCGATTTACAATATCACCGCTGTAAATCACAATCTCCATTGTATTCACATGCGCAAGAGAAATCATGCGTCCATCAACACGAACAAGTGTCTTTGCACCAGGATATTTAGTAGTCCCGTTCTGAATGAGTTTATACAACTTATCTCTATTATAATCTGTAACGCGCTCTGGGATCGTGAGATTCATCGCGATTTTCATTGGAACACCGAGTTCAGCAATTGAAATATTGGGATCAGGTGTAATCACTGAACGAGCAGAGAATTCTACGCGCTTTCCTTGTAAATTATAACGAATACGACCCTCCTTGGATCCTAGACGCTGTTGAATGGATTTAAGAGGACGCCCACCACGCTGTGCTGAAGGTGCTACTCCAGGGATCTGATTGTCTACGAGAGTTGCAATGTGATACTGCAAGACATTTGTCAATTCATCAATGTAACTCTTATTTGCCTTGGAACCCTCGGCATCCATTTTTGTCAGCAACATCTTATTTGTCTTTATAATCTCAAAGAGCTTATGGGTCAAGTCATCCTCTGAGCGCTGGTTATTTTCCTGGACAACAGAAGGGCGCACCTGAGGAGGAGGAATCGCCAGAACAGAGCAGATCATCCAGTCGGGACGACACCAACGAGGATTGAAGCCCATGAAGGCAACATCCTCATCAGTAATACGACGGAAAAGACGCTGGACATACTCGACTTCCAGAACTTGTTTCATTGCATCATGTTTAATATCCTTTGATTCAACTGGCTCCCACTCTGCCACAATTCGTGCAATACCTTCACGCTTGTAGCGATCAGGCTGCCTGGAGCCACAACCATCCTCAGTCTCCTGGCCACAACGGGAAATATTACTGGATGACTCCATTAACTCCTTCCAGCGACCTTCACCTTTCTTGAGTTTTATAGAAGAGCGTAATTCCTTGTCAACGAGTAGTTTGGAACAGGAAACACAGACGCAACTGAGAACATTAAGAATCATTGGGAGAAACTGGATGTAATATACGGGACGCCCAAGCCTATAATGACCAAAATGACCGGGACAATTATTATTTGATTGACCACATGATCTGCATTGCTTTCCATTTTCTAAAACCCCCATGCGGGGGTCAAAGAGTCCGCCGATCTTGGGTTCGCTGCCTTCATATGTATTATTGGAAGTAATTTCAACAACGGAGCGCTTCTCGATTTCATCCGGTGAGAAAATACTAAATTGGATACCAAGAATAGGTTCAACTTCAGAAGAGGAAGGCATCTCTGAGGTTATGTGTGTTCTTTTCTAAGCCGGGAAATTGCATCAATTTTTGGTGTTGGTTTTTTTATTAAATAATACTTTATTCTTTTTTCTGCAAGATATAGGATTCCATGCAGTAAGGTCTAAACCTTCATTCCTTACTTAAATTAAAGTATGTCAAAACTAGAAAAAATAAAATCCGTCCAGGAATTTATTGAAAAGGATCCAGATCAAGGTATTGAAAGAAAATACATATATTACGATAAACAATCAGTGGAAATAAATACAAAGAAACAGGAAGTGCTTATTCTAGAAACTCCCAAATGGGGTAAAATGCTTTTCCTAGATGGACATCTTCAGAGCACTACAATTGACGAAGTTATTTATCACAATGCTCTTGTTCACCCATTACTCCATACACTTTCCAGATTAAATAAGATACTTATTCTTGGTGGAGGAGAAGGTGCTACAGCACGTGAGGTTCTTCGTTGGCCCGTCAATAATTTAATAATGGTTGACTATGATAAAGAACTCATTGAGGCCATGCAATTACATGGGGCGCAATGGGCAAAAGGTTCATGGAAAGATTTGCGTTTAAAAGTATTCTATGATTGTGCATGGACGTATATGAAGAAGGGTTATAAATATGATGGAGTAATAATAGATTTAATGGATCCAGATTCTAATATTGAATACTGGACTGATCTTTTGAAAAATGTCATAGAATCCGTAAAGGAATCAAAAGGCGGATTTGTCATGAATGCAGGCATGTATTTACCATGGAATACTTCTAAATTGATAATGATTGTAAATATTATTCGCAAACTTTGCGTTAAACATTCGGAATTCAAATATTATATTTATACTAGTTTTATTCCGAGTTTTAGTGCAGAATGGACGTTTATTGTTGTATCGCATAAGCAGAAATTCATGATTGAACCAGAGTATCTTGATATTATTCCAGGATGGATTCGCCGATCTATTAAAACATTGCCTGATTCCTTTTTGGAAGATATATCCACATTGCCAATTTTGACCAAGATTAAAGAGGGATGAGTTGCGGATATCTAAAGTAAATCATAATGAAAAATATAGAATAGATGTCTAAAAAAACAATATGTCTTACAATGATAGTCAAGAATGAGGCACATCTGATTCTTGAGTGTTTTAAGCATCTTGAAAAGTTTATAAAGTTTGATTATTGGGTAATTAATGATAACGGTTCGACAGATGGAACCCAGAAAATCATAAAGCACTATTTTTCTGAGAAAGGGATTCCTGGTGAATTGGATGAGACGCCCTGGCGCGATTTTGCCTATAATCGCACAATTGCCTTTCAAAAAGCCTTCAAAAAGACAGATTATGCATTTGTCTGGGACGCCGATGATGAAATTTACGGAGATTTCAAGTTGCCTGAAATCTTAGATAAGGATCATTACAAATTTATCTTTGGTAATGAACAAGGAACACGGTATTCAAGATGTCAACTTTTCAATAATCATAAACGCTGGCATTATGTTGGCGTCTTACATGAATATCCAGCTGCCCTGGAGCCTGTTTCGCAACCATTTGATGTTTTGGGAAATTATTATTTCATTTCTGGGCGACGTGGCGCCAGAAATAAGGATCCAAATAAATACTTGAATGATGCGATTATTCTGGAGAAGGCGTTTAAGGAGGCATTTGAGAAAAAGGAACCTATTTTCAATCGCTATTGTTTCTACACGGCCCAGAGTTACAATAGTTGCAATAAGCACGAGAAAGCCATTGAATATTATAAGAAAGTATTGGAACTGGAAAATTGGGCCCAGGAGAAATATATGTCGTGTATTGAAATATATGACCAATATGACAAGTTAAAGCGAAATATTGAGGGACTTTATTATTTAGTAGAATCATTTAAATATGATAGGAAACGAATTGAAGGTATTTATCGTATTATTAAATATTATTGTATAAATGAGCCAGTAGAAGCAGCATATGCCTATTATACTATGATCGCGGATCACTATGAGAATCAGTATATTAAGGAGAATGTTGCAGATTATCTTTTTACAAAGAAGGAGGAATACGATTTCTATTTACCATATTATATGGTAATTGTTTCTCAGCGTGTTGGCAAACTGGATACTTGCGTGAAGATGCTGCAGATGATTTTTAGACAGAATTACATGTATTCTGGAGAATGGTGGATTCATAATTTGTTCCATAATATTCAATTCGCCATTTCTAAAATGCCACAGGATCTGGCATTCTTAGAAAATATGCTGAAATACATTGATAATCTGAGGCGTCATGGAGTTATGTTGAATGAAAATAATAATAAGATTGTGGATTTAATTATCAATCATTACAGACCTCTGATTGTTGCTGCGCCAGCTGTGCAAGCTGTGCAAGTTGTTCAAGATCTACTAAGCAAAAAAACCTCTGGGGCCAATGTAAAAAAGCCGCGCGTTATGCTCACTGTGACAACCTGTAAGCGCTTCGATCTCTTCGAGCAAACAATGAATTCTATTTTGAAGAATTGGTTAGATTTAGATAAGGTAGATTATTTTTTCTGTGTCGACGATAATTCATCTAACGAGGATCGCAAGAAAATGTTGACCCAGTATCCATTCTTCAATTATCACATGAAGTCTCCTAATGAAAAGGGTCACAGAGAAAGCATGAATATTATTTGGAATAAGGTGAATGAGTTGAAACCTGATTACTTGATTCACATGGAAGATGACTGGCTTTTCTTCAAGCAGGAGAATTATGTTGCCAGGGCTATCGCAGCTCTTGAAAAATATGAAACTCATGGAATCCACCAGCTTGTATTCAATCGTGAATATGGCCTCATGATGTTTGATATGCAGCGAGTAAATGTGGCCCCCCTTGGCCCAAGAGAGGATGGACTCTGTTTACATATAAAGAGGGAGGGTGTCCAAGGACCAAATTGCGCCTATTGGCCCCATTATTCTCTTCAGCCATCTGTTTGTAGGGCCAGTAAGATTCTGGAACTTGGTGATTACACATCACCCAATCAGTTCTTTGAACGCGATTATGCCGATAAATACTATGCAAAGGGATATCAGACTGCATTCTTCGATTTCACATATAGTCTGCATATTGGAAAACAGACATGGGAGAAGGAAGGCCAGAATGCTTATTCATTAAATCAAGTGGGTCAATTCAAGCCAGAAGAGCAAGGGCCAAGGGCAGGCCAAAAAAAGGGAGAAGCAGAAACAGAAATAGAAAGTACAACTATTGAAATAACAATAAGGGAGTCCAACGGACCTCTATCAGGAACAATGACCCAGCATCTCGATCAGATTCTCAAGAAAATTAAATGCGGAACCCCCTTTGGTCTCATCAGGCCTTCAGATGGCGAATACCAAATTCTGATGAATGAAACTCTGACAAATCTGGATTCCTGGACATTCACTAAAGGAGGGAAACTAAGGTCGCAACTTGCAGAAGCAATTCAAACCGTCGATCCCAATCTCTATATTGGAATTCCATGCAATACTTGCAATAAGTCCTGGAATTGCACGGATCAAATATACAATGATTTTCTGAATACCTTCAAGGTGCCCTTGGCCCAGAGAACGTATGCGAATTTAGTTGGAAATTCCAATTGGTCACAGTTCACGGAATTCATGAAATCTCATTCTGGATTTTATCTGATCACATCGGGCGAAGATCAAAGTAAACTACCAATTAAGGAACTTTATCATATAGATTCCAAGTTAGTCAATTCCTGGGATACTGTTGGCGAAGACGAGACTGCGCGCCTACTACGTTTCATTGCGGGTAAGAAAGGGCAACTCATTTGTTTCTCAGCGGGACCCCTATCAAAGATCTGGATTCCCATGTGCATGAAACTTGAGCCAAGCAACATGTATATGGATGTAGGAGCATCGCTTGATATTTTCACGAAGGGTGCCACAAATAGATTATATACGGAGAAGGATCATCCTTTTTCTAAGGATCAATGCATTTTCAGGGATTCCATTCCTGACTTGACTCTTTATTCTGAAATTAAGACTCTAGTGCCAAGCGAAACGTTAGTAGTGAGCCACAAGAAGAACCTCATATATCTCGGCGTCTTCTTTAACAGGGAATATCTTGAACTTCTCAAAATTTTCCTAATAAGCGTAAAACTGTTTTCCCCTATGGCTCTGGAATTCATTGATTTCTTAATTATGACAAGTGAGGATTTTGCCCCCGATGTCCAGAAACTCGCAGGAGATATTGGAATTCCTCTGCTCATGAAATTCTTCTCCTTCAATTCTGTTCATGAAGCCTCGTGTGCCCGTCTACATATTTTCGAATACGAGGATGCTCTAGCATATGAAAAGATTCTCTATCTCGATACTGATATTACTGTGCAGGGGAATCTCATGAATGTTTTCAATGAGCCAATTGAAGACAAAATTTATGGAATGAAGGAGGGAACTATTGAGCATGAGATTCATGGGGGTTGGTGGTTTGACTTTTCCGCCATTGATAAAGATACCGTGGCAATGAATGGAGGTATTCTGCTGTTCAATGGTTCCCAATCAATGAAGACTATTTTTGATGAGATAAATGCCCATGTTAAGGAAATCAAGGATTCAGGTAAACCAATGCCCCAATGCGCGGATCAGCCATTTATGAATTATCATTTTATTAAAGCCGGCAAATATGATAATAAGATGCTAGAGAAGCATGGGCTCATTTACTGCATTGATCCGCCGCCGCCGCCGTCGGCTCCAACTGACGTAGTCCTCTGTCATTTTGTCTGGCCAATTGGTAATGCCCAACACAAACTGGGTCGTATGCGGCCACATTTGACACATGTGTTGAAACACTTTACGGATATCTTTGTAAGGGGCGAATATAAGGCGCCAATTCTCATTGGACAAACCTACCCTTGGTCTTCACATGGCTGGATTCGCTTTGAAGCCAATGGTCTTCTAGTAACTAAATGGGCCCAGGGTTCCTATGAATGGCTCGACTCTCATTCTATGTATGCTTCATGGGCGGGAATTACTCACTTCTTGCGATTTAGTCAAGGTTACACTGAATTCATGTCGGTCCGTCTAGGTGATCTTGATTTTATAAAGGGTAAAAGGGTATAAGGGTATAAGGGTATAAGGGTATAAGGGTATAAGGGTATAAAGGAAAAAAGATTAAATAATAAAATGAGTGTAATTAGTAAATTGAGTAAAATAAATTTCTGTATTTTCAATTCACTACCTCAACATCATGAAATGTTTGCATATGTTTTAGATTATTTCAAAGAAAGAGCCATACAAATAGATGTTTACACGAATAAAACGAATAACTATGGATGGCTGAATTTCTATGAGAAAAAATATGGCGTAATAGCCTGGTTTCCTATTTCTTTTTTCAATCCAGATGTATATGATTACGTTTTTCTCCTAACCGATGACGATAAAGGCTATGCACCATTCTGGAATGATAAGACACGAGTTATTGTTGTAGAGCATAATGGAAAGAGACAACTAGATCTAAGATCGTATTTCACCATTCAAACCAGACATTTCAAGCTACGAAATCCTCCATCTAATCCAAATACATACATTTTGCCTGTATGGAATAATCATTCCATTATACCCAAGAAATATGAGAGATTAACTGTCTTATCAATTGGTAATGCGACAAACCAAATTAATCTGGAATCTCTGTTTACGAATTTCAGTGAAATTGACTTTATCCTTGTTGATCGGCATATGGATATTCAGGCAAACACAGGGGGAAATATTACACGCCACAATAGCCTAGATGCATCTAGGCTAGTGGAATTTGCTGCAATGTCTCATTATATAATATTCTGGCCTACTACTGCATTTTCCATGGAACACAAGTATAATTCAATGTCTGGATCATTTCCATTAGCCTTTAGTGTTGCAACTCCGCTCATTTTACCAGAGTCATTCATAGAACCACTCGACTTAAATGGGGTCATAGGAATTCCTGATTCTCCCTTGAGAGCAATTTCCCTTGAAAAGCCAAGTGAGACCCTTGTTGCCGCTGTTCTTACACAGAAACAAGATTTATTAAAGAGGCGTGATCGTATTTTTGATTCTTTATTTGGGTTAAACTCAAGGTATAAGCATATCCATAGGGCAATATGTCAGCCTACACGTGGAATGTATACAGCAGTCATGGTTGAACCACGAAGACATGAGGCAATGGAATTTGTTTTGAAGAATTTTCTAGAAAATCTGGATGCACGCTGGAGATTCATGATATTCCATGGCTCCGCAAATAAAGAATGGTTAGAGGCAATTATTTCTAATTTCCCTGGTGAGTTAGAACGCATTCAACTTATAAATCTGGGGATTCCGTCAATGGATATATACGCTTATAGTAAACTGTTAACATCTCCAGAGTTCATTGAACAAATTCCAACAGAGATATTCTTAATTTTTCAGACAGATACTATGATTAGCCCTGCAGGAAAAGAATTGGTCTATGATTTTATTCAATCAGATTATGATTACGTTGGAGCACCATGGCCAAGGAGCCCACTCAGAGAATCGTGTAATGTGGGTAATGGAGGTCTTTCTTTAAGAAAGAAATCCAAGATGTTGGAAATTATAAGCACGAAGCCCTATCCATTCCAGTGTCCTGAAGATTTATTTTATTGTATGAATCACACGGTCCCTCTTTACAGACCAACCTGGGAACAAGCAAAACTTTTTTCAATTGAATCAATTTATTCACCGATGACCTTTGGTCTTCATAAGGCATGGAAACATATTCCAATTAAAGAATTAGAGGGGCAATTTCCAGGAATAGGGTTTCTTAAGAAATGCGATGAGCAACCAGCCGCGCCTATTTAATCAATCATTTCTTATTTCTAAAAATAGATATGAGTATTCAAAGAATACCCAAGCTATTTTTTCAGACATCTAAGGCTCCACTAAAGCCATATTTGATTCAAATGATTAAAGCACAACTTACGGGCGAATGGACATATATGCATTTTCTGGATTCTGATATTTTGGAGTTCTTCAAGGAAAATCCTCTAGAGGAATTCCCTGGAGTCTCAGAAAAATTCAAGGCACTGAAACACGGAGAACACAAGGCTGATTTGTTTCGCTACTATTTCCTATTTGTAAAGGGAGGAGTTTTTCTGGATTCTGATGCTATGATTTATGCTCCAATTGAGAGTATAATCAAGGACTACAGATTTTTCTCAGTGAGATCCGCAGTTGTTCCTGGCACTGTGTTCCAGGGAATTCTGGGAGCGGAGCCAGGGAATCCCTTAATTCTAAGGGCACTCAAGTCCTTTTATTCCATGGATATAAGGACTCTAGAATCGGATTATCATATCTTGTGCAGAGAGTTGTTTACTTTTTATCAGGATATTCCAGAGGGAGAAAGGAATTTAGAATGTGCAGGATATAAGTTATATAATGAAAAGCCGGCATTTATAGATGATAAAATTAGGAAAAACAAATATCTTTTTAATGGAGATATGGTCCTAAATGACGAGGGGCACACTATTTTTAAGCATTATTGGCTTAACAAAGAGGGAATTCCTAATACTCTGAAATCCAAGAATCTAGTCTACTGCTGTGTATTCTATAACAAGGATTATTTCAAACTTCTGGATCTTCTTCTGAAATCCATGAAAATGTATTCCTCAGTTGGCACATTTGATTTCCTGATCATGACTAGCCCTGAGTTTGAACCAGAAGTAAAAAGGATGGCAATAGATTTAAATTTAGATTTAATTTCAGAATTAAATTTGAAAATATTCACTCTGGATTTCAAAACAATCTTCCAGGCCGCCTGCGCCCGACTTTTTATTTTTGAATATCCAGAAATTTCTGGATATGAGAAATTACTTTATTTAGATACGGACATTATAATTAAGGGAGACCTGGCTCGCGTGTTTGCTTTACCCATAGAAGACCTCCTGTATGGGATTTCTTCTGGAAATATTGGATCTCAAAGTTTTGGCGCGCAATTTTTTAATTTTGGAGAGATAGACCGAAACCTCGCGGGAATAAATTCTGGGACTCTCCTTTTTCTGAATTCAGAAAATATGAGAAATTTATTTGAGAAAATCAAAAATCACGTGAAAAAATTCACTGATGAGGGAAATCAGCCCCCTTATTGCATGGATCAACCATTTATTAATTTTCACGCGATCAAATCTTCTCTTTATAACAATCAAATTCTGAACTCCCTGGTTTCTTTATTTGAGGGAGATGACACTGTGGATAATTTTGAGACATCGGTCATATGCCATTTCTCTTTTCCCATTGGAAACTTCGGCCATAAATTTCAACGTATGCGTGATTTTCTCTCTAAGACTCTTTCTTTTCAAAAGCACATGTATGCATCTCCTGATATAATTGGAAATAAATATTCATGGGGGCAAAGACAAGTATCTGGATCTAATGCATTTATTAAATTCTATATTGATGAATCTTGGAATCTGGTGGCTGAGACAACATGGGGAAAAGCATCTGTTAAAATTCTGGATTATAATATATTCATTGTTGAATGGCATAATCACAAGCATGTCATGAAATTCAATGATGATTTCACAAGTTATATATCAATTCGTATTCAACCGAATGATTTTGATTTCATTAGTGGTTCCAGGATTCAATCAAACTTAAATATCTATGGTGATAGCCACGCGCTTCTTCTTTTTAAAGGCTTGCAAGTTGAACACAGAAATCTCTTTCATTTTGGAAAGACAATGTTCAGAGTTGGGCGTGATCAATGGATTATGAACTTCAAGCAAGAACATAGTGATCCCAATAGAATCTTTTGTTTGACATATGGTGAAGTCGATGTTCGCGCACATATTGGTAAGCAAGTTTTTCATGGACGTCATCATTTGCAGGTGTGCAATGAATTAGTGGAAGCCTATATGAATGCAATAAAGGTGAATATCTTAAGATACAAGGCAATTATTGTGGTAGCTGTGCCACCTCCTGTGGATCCAGTCGATCATACACATACGCATTATGAACCATTGCCATTTATTGGCACAAATTCCGATAGAGTTATTTATACGAATGATCTGAATAACATTCTAAAGATGAGATGTCAAGAGAATGACTTTCATTTCATTGATCCTTTTGCTTTTTACAAGCGCGAGGATGGGATGTTGAACTATACACTATCAGATGGCTGCATTCACATTGGAAAGAATAAGAATTTCCTTGAAGCATTTACGATTCTCTATAATTCATTAATCTAAAACTGGTTTCCCTGGGTTTCCCTTGTTTCCCTTGTTTCCCTTGTTCCCTTATTCCCTTGTTTACATCGGATTTAATATGGAACCCTTGATACAGTGTCATCAATTTCTTTTGATGGCAGTCTATCTGTCTGTTTGAGTTTAAGTTTAACTTTTAATATAAATAGAAGATTTTGGCTGCGCAGCAACTCATCTGTGTCTTAATTAAATTATTCTAAGAATAATTTAACTTCCTCATTATGCCTATATAGAATAGTAATACCATTTATCTTTATTCGTATAATTTTGCAAACTTGAGGTAATGGGTCGCCAAAAAAATATGCTCGTTTATAATCATCAGTAAATATATATATTGCCCATTTTTTATTAATACATTCTATAAATTTCATATATACTATATGAGTTATATCCTTAAAAGTATTTTCATATCCATATTCAATAGATAGTTTACCACTTATTTTGCTTATAATCTTTCTTTTTTCTTCACAGTATGTAGAAAAAAGAATATTACAATTTTCCAATGAATTTATATAATATTTTGATATTTTGTTTAAATCATTCGTATAATGTGTAGACATGCCATGTTTTCTCATTTCGGTACTCCGTTCATATCGCTTTATCATTTTATTTTTTAAATATTCTAATCCTATGCCTTCCATGTGTTTATTTAAATATATATTTGAACTATACACTATTTCTCCAAGAGGCTCACAGGTATGTGATCCAGCTGTAAAGTTCATATCAATTATTTTTTCACGTAAGAAGCATATGTTTTTTGATTCCCATATATTATTTACATACTTGTATATTTTCTGTAAATCGATATCAGTTAGATCAATTGTTTGACTTTCACCAATCATATTCAAGCCAGTTATATTTAAGATACTAGTTCCACGTTGATATTCTTCTAATAATTCTTGTTCAGTAACGCAAATAAATTCATCCATGTCTGCCATAATAACCCATCCAGATTTTACTGTCTTCCAGAAATTATTTCTGATTTCTTTTAATTTATATCCATTCAACATATTGTTTGATGAAAAAGAAATTACATTGCAGCCGAGAGATTTAGCTAGTTCAACGGATCGATCAGTTGATTCATTGTCATAGATAGTTATTTTACAAGAGGGTAAATACTTCTTATAATGTGCAATTGTATGTGGCAATAAAGATTCTTCATTATAACATACAAAAAATATATTAATATCCATTAAATGATTTATTAATAAATCATTTAGGCCCAAGCTTTAATCTAAAAATAACTTAACTTCCTTATCGTGTGTATATATAATCGTAATTCCATTTATTTTAACTTTTATCACCTTTTGAATTCCAGGTAATGGATCTCCTAATAATTTAGCACGATAACAATCATCTTTTGCAATAAAAAGGACCCTTTTGCCTTCAAGCATTTCAATGCACTTGCTAAATACAATATTAGTTATATTAATAAATATACCCTTGAGGCCATATTCAATTGTTAATTTATCTGACATATGTAATTAATAGTATAACTCCTTAAATATTAGTAAATAGAATATAAGATAGTGAATATAGAGTCATAAGGGTCAGGGATCCAGTATAGTGGTAATCCTGGTTCTTCAAGGCAGCCGCTAAAAGAATAGATCCAGCAACCATTCCAGAATCAACCAGAAGAATCTTGGGCCCACCTTCCACATAGGCCTTGAAGACATCAATCATTGAATTATGTCCTTTAGGAATTTTAGCTACCACACCAAATGCAAAGGCCATATCATGGACAAGCTGGATCAGGATCGCGAGTCCGATGAAATACCAGATTGACCATCCTTCCTCTTCCATGAAAAAGGCAGTATAGATGTACCGGGCAATGGCAATTCCAATCGCAATGATAGCCACATCTGATAACACTGCCGCTAGGCCAAATTTATCATACCACTGATTAATGGGTATACCGAAGACATTGGGAAAGAAGCGCACGAGAAATATGAGAAAGGTGTCAATAAATATGATAGCAGGTATGAAATACCACCAGTCCTCCATGGCCTTGTAGTTGCCGACATTTGCTAAGTCGAAGAGGTTTGCTCCGCCTGCCATTCCAGACCTAGTTGGCCCAGACCTAGTTGGCCCATTTGCTCCGCTTACTCCGTTTTGCCTAGTTGGCCCATTTGCTCCGCTTAGTCCGCTTACTCCGCTTACTCCGCTTACTCCGCTTACTCCGCTTAGTCCGCTAAACCAGTTCCCCTCACTTTGCATACTACTAACTACTCTAGATTTTAACAAAGACTTCAATGTTCATTAAGTTTAGACTGAGTATTTTTCCAGTAGTTGAATCTACTTGAAGCCCATTTGCAAAATATTTGTCGCATTTCTTACCCATACATTCATATAATGGGCCATCGAGATAAAAATGCGTTGATTTCTGTATTTCAGGTTTTTGGGTTTTTAACCAACCTTCAATTGTTGTTTTTTCCTTAATTGCATTTCCGGTTGCCGTAAATTTGAGCACTAGATCTGCGGATTCTTTCTTTCTTAACCAGTCATTCTTAGATGGCCATGTATCCTTGTATTCGCGGCAATAGATCATAATAGGCTTACCGATATGTTTGGCTGCAATATCGGTTGTGAATATGCGAAACCCATTGAGTTCAACGGAAAGTTTTGGCATCCAACGAGGAACACCGTTCGATGCTTTCTTAATGACCCAGCCTTGCCGCATTGTGCCTTCAGGTAGGGAAGTCGCACTTTCCTCGGGAGCCTTTCTCCCTTTTATTTTTCGGGTCTTATTCTTGGGCATTCTATTTATATTTTTTAAATTAATATAATAGAATGTCTAATATTACCAGGAATAAGAAAATTGCAGCAGTAGATGCGGCAATGGAAAAATTAAGGAATATGGTAGGACCAGGATATCATGTTAAATCTATAGGGCGTGGTAGTAGTATTTTAAATACATTCTACCCAGGACGTACGAAAAAGCACGCGCGCATCTACGTGTCTGGGTGGGAGTTTATGGTTCTTGATAGTGATTCCAACCCTGTAAAGACAGGAGAATTTGAACGGCTTGTCGATGAAGAAACAAAAAGAAAGCAAGAAAGCGCTGCTAATCCACAAACTGCTGCTAATCCACAAGGTTATGCTATGGGTCGCCGTAATTTTTATGGGCATGCTCCCAATAATAAACCCAATAATAAACCCAATAATAAACCCAATAATAAACCCAATAATGGTAATAATACAAGAAAACGAAAAAATGCTAGTCAACCCCAACCCTGGGGACAAAATAGAATTAATGAATTTCTTAAAAAGAGAACAAATGAAATAGAAAAATATAAACTTGAACAAGAAAAAAAACTTAAAGCAAGTGTTAATTCAACAAAAGAAGAGAATTAAACAATTCTAATAAACATTAATTTATATAAGATATAAGCGAATAGATATTAGAAATATCTCATTCAGGTAAACACTATTTACTAATATATTAAACGATAATTATATAGATATACTAAAGATAATGTCTAGTAAACAAGACGAATTTAATAAGAAAGAGACAGTTATAAGCAAATCGAATGAGAAGCCTATAAGTGAAACTAAAAGCCAAGAAAGCCAAGAAAAACCCTGGTTCGTTTATCTCCTAGCAACCGTGCAAGGCCCTTCAAGGACTTACGTGGGTGCAACCGTTGACCCCGATAGGCGTTTGAAACAGCATAATGGCGCCCTATCCGGCGGGGCTAGGGCGACGGCAACGGTCCCAGGAGGGTGGTATAGAGTGTGTTATATTAGTGGATTTGAGTCAAAAAGAGAGGCTCTGAGATTTGAATGGTGGTGGAAACGGCGATCGGCAAAGTTGAAAGGCACGCCGCTAGAGCGGCGACAGTCTGCAATGGAGGCGATGCTGGGAGAATATGGACAGGGCCCCAATGGATTAGAAGTTGCATTTGATTGATTATGTTATTATTACAAGTTATGATATTTATATAGAAGTGACATATTGCGATTTAAATGAACTGAAATTAATTTATTTTTTTCACTAGAATATTTTTCAAATAAATACTCTTCACCTGATTGATGAAACCCTGGACAATGCACCCTTTTTATGCTTCCATCTGAATTATGAAATAATATATGCAACCATACATCATGATTGCAGAAAGGAATATTAATAGCAGTATACAGATTAGTATATTTAATAATACAAGATTTTGTAAAAACAATACCAGGACCTCCACCTATCCAGTAGTCATAATATCCTCCAAATTTATTTGCCCCATGTATATGTGTCCAATTAAGAAAATCACCAATCATATAACTATCATTCTTATCAAAAAAACTAAGAAATAATTTAAGTTTATTAACATTTAAATAAGTATCATCATCAATTATCATATAAAAATCATAATCACTATATTTATCTAAAAAAAGACTGAACATTTTTTTTACATTATTAGGATGATATGTTGGACCAGTCTCATATGCACCAATTGATATAAATTTTATTAATTTAGATTCACAATTATCTGTAATAAATACTATTTCCGCATTGCTATTTTTATCCAAGTTTCTTCTAATAGTTTCGCCCTAGTATCTTCATATTTTTTACATGTATGAACAAAAATTACAAGTTTTATATCTTCTATTTCTTTATTTTGTAATATGCTCATCGATTAATTAGATAGTATAATAATCAATAACATGTTTAAGCGCAGGTCTATAATCACGGGGAAGAATATGTATTTTAACTTAATTGTATATAAGTCAGGTTAAGCCCTGGTTTGTTTAGTTACTAGCAACCATGCAAGGCCCTTCAAGGACTTACGTGGGTGCAACTGTGGAGGTGGATCGTCGTTTGAAGCAGAATAATGGGGCTTTATCCGGCGGTGCCAGAGGATGGTATAGAGTCTGTTACATAAAGGGATTTGAGTCAAAAAGAGAGGCTCTGCGATTTGTTTGCTATCGGTGGAAACGGCGATCGGCAAAGTTGAAGCCCATCCACCCGTCTAGTTATTCTTTTTTGCAAGAGTTTCATTATAGAAGTAAACTAGCTTCATATATTATATAATAATATATTTTTTAACCCTGGCGGCAATTTTCCCAAAACAATTTTATTTTTCTATATTATAATAAATACTAGATGAAAATATTAATAATTATATCATCATATACAATGGATATTTCTTTTTTACCAAATATAATTGGTCTAACTAATTATTTTAAAGAAAGTCAGGATACGGTAGATTATTGTGGTATATCTAGTTATAATGACTTTGAAAACTATGAATCAATTATACAATTTAAATATAAGTTTATAAGTAATAAGAAACAACTTGGTAAGATTTGCGATTTCATTACAGAAAATGAAGATAATTTAAATTATGATTGGTATATAAAAATTAGGCCTGATATAATGTTATTAGAACCAATAAATTTTGATAAATTAATGCATAATTCTATAAATGCAAGGGCTAGGATGTATAGAGGCTGTAAAAAAATAGAATATGGTATGTCTGTAAATGGCCCTGGAAAATGGAAAAATGTAGGAGATTGTTTTTATGATTTAAATGAAAATATCAAACAACTTGATGATCAATTATATATTTTTGATAATAATACTATTAAAAGAGGAGCATTTAAACCAATAGGTAATTTAGGTAAAGAAGAAGAAGGAGTTCATACACGCGTATGGGAATCTCGTAATATTGAATTGAATATAATTGGTATAAATTTACATTTAACAACGCATGATGTTTTGTCAGGAAATTTAGAGCCACGTTTATAATTTAAACTTAAAGATATATATTATTAATATAATATTAGATGAAAATTGCTGTAGTAAAATCCTCAGTGTATCAAGACTTATGGGTTACTAATATATGCAATAACTCATATGAATTATTTAAGAGTTCAATGATGCGCTGTCCCCCAATTGGCTTAGCAGAACATTATAATGCAGACTTTATTATAGTAAAGGATACGGATGAATATCCATGTAAATCGAATAAGAATTGTTTAGATCGACGCTTCACTCATTCCATTAAATTTTCTAAAGAGAAAAAAAATCCATCTCTTCCTTTTCTACATGAGGGTTACCATAATCATGTATCAATTGATTCCCTTGCTAAATCAGTAGATTCTATAGAGTGGTCTAATTATAATATAGTTATGTGCATTAATACATGTATACCTGAAAGAATTATACAGCAATATCCAAAAATTTTATGGTGTTATTGGGTTGGTGAAAATGAAGAGCATTTTGTAATGAATAAGGTTGATTGTTATGATATAGTTTTAAATCAGGATGTGACAAAACAGGGATTACCTGACTTTTCTATTGGATTCCCTTATACCTATGTGAGCCCTTATTCAATAGAAAGAATAGTTAAGTTCCATTTCATTATAGATAGTTTAGAAAAATACGGTGTATATATGGAAATTAATAATACAACTGAAAGACCTGTTATAACTATACCATCTGAATTTTTAGCTATATCTCAAGAAACAAACCATCCTATACTTAGGCATTTACAAGATATTCTTGAGAATGCTAAGAATCTTTTTATAAGTAAATATTATGTAAAATTACTTGGCCGTAAGATTCGAGGTAATAGCACACTTGAATGTATATCCGCTGGAACCTTAGTCCTGGCAAATGATGACTTGCTAATGTATCCAGAACTAATATTACCAGAATGCAAAATAAAATCTTATACTGATGCTATAGTTAAGATTAAATTTTTTGATGCAAATCCATTAGCTTATAAAGATGCTATCCAAAGACAGAGAGATATATTGAATACAAAATATTATGAAGCTCCCTATAATGCATTAATTCATAAATATACCGTGCTAAAAGGTTAAAATCTTAGGAATATCATTAATTATAAGGTTATTTGCCATTTAATCATGATTATGAATTGATTTAGTATTCGTATATCTTGAATAATTTAGATTAAAACATTCTGCTATATCTTGAAAATGTTGTTTAGTCTCTAAAAATGGAGTATTTAATTCGATTATTCGTGTATCTGGTTTACAAAATATACTTTTTGTTAGTTCTGCACCATGCACTGTAATTATGATTTCTGCATAATGGAATAGTGCCATTTGTTCCAATAAAGGAATACCTGTAAGAATTACCATTTAAAATCCAAGTGGCTCCAGATAATTCATAATTTCTGATTCATTTAATACTCTTCTATAAGGATAATCATTGCGTGAAATATATATATGTTTCTTATATTTATTATTCAAATTATATTTTAGCACATGCGGCATAAGTATAGTATGTAGATATTTATAAACAGAATGATACATTTGTTTATCAGTATTAAAATCTTTTAATGTATGCCTTGGAAAAAATAAATTATTTATATGATTTTATAGCAGAAAGCAATTAGTATACTAAATATACCACATCTTATTTTTTTTCATATATTCAATCTTTCTTTTACCTATTAAATAATTATAATGAATTAATTCTGCTCCTGGTGGAACGGTAAGTATCACCTCATTTTTTACACCAGGATAACAACCATTCAAGAAAATATTTTTATCTATCGTTATATGTTTTATATTATATTTATTAGCAATATTTAATAAATGATGTTGATCACTAGTTAATGCCATTACATCATTTGGAGTATATTCTACTATTTTTTTTACTATTTCTAGATTTTTGAATACAATTACCCCTGAGCAAAAATGCTGGCAGTTGTCTGTATTAGAGCATTGTTGTTTTCCTTCATCACACTGACTTACAAATACAGTATCTGGATTGCATTTAAATACATCGAGTATAGTCTGTGTTGGATTCTTAAATAATATAATATCGGTATCAATATAACCAATATATGAATTTGGATACTGTGTCCTAGCATATTTTATTGCATCTAATTTTGCAAATACAAGTCTCTTATAATCTATATCTCCCCATGAAGTTAGTGATTCACTTACTGTAAATTTTAGAAATGGTTTAGCATCTATACAGGTTACATTTGAATAATTTTTAAAATTTACCATTGATTCATTGTCAGTGCAATATACTATTAATGGAAATATGCAATTATTGCGATTCATAGATTCTAAGAAATTTTTAGTAAAATCTATATAACCTTTATTTATTAAGGTTATCCATACTATAGTATATTTATACCATTCTGTATTTTCACCACAGGTTCGTTTTATCCAATAGTTACCACATTTCTTTATTTCTTCTTGCTGCTCTATAGAATAGTATGACAAGAATAATCTACTGAAATCATATCTTGCATTGGCAATTTCGCTGTATTTTTGTTCGAGGTAATGTGGTGTAATCTCAGAATAATCTTTAGTATAAAGTATTGGAAGTCCCTTATATTTTTCTTGTATTTTCTCATTATATTCTATAATAGGTATGCATCCTGCTAAGAGAGCCTCATAATGACGATGACAATCAATACCATTCCCTTCAGGTGAGATTACAAATTTATAGGATGGGAGTAATGAAAAATAAGAGTCACCTTGTAATTCAACATTTTGTATTCCATTTTTCTCTAGAGTATTTTTAATTAATTCTCTATTAATTCCACTAGGCCTTCTCCTAGAGTCGGTCCTCGATGAAATTGCACAAATTACTATATTATTATGTGGACCAATTTGCCATTTATTTACATTATTGGAATTAAAAAATTTAACGTATTGCCACTGCATTCCAATTGGAAATGGCATCCATAAATCTCCTCCACAAACACTACTTGCTTGGACAATAAGAGTATTTGGATTTTTAGTTGTATTTTGCCATTCAACTAATGAATACGAGCACTCTTGATATTTCATTAATCCATATTTTATTAAAGGATTTGCAATAGATTCTATAGATACAATATTTACCCAGGAGGGATAAAATATAGTGATGTCAGGTCGATCCTTTATCCATACAGATGGCATATATACTTTGCCTCGTGTATCACCTTGAAAAAATGCACCTAGCCAACTGAATGAGGAATTTGCACATATTCCACCTGCACAATTCGCCATTTCTACCAGAGTTTCTAGAGAATCTACTTTATCAGAGATAGTATATTGCACATTAAATTGTTTCATATATTTATCTGCATATGCATTATCATTAGAAAATACTAAATAAGTAACTTCATTGCCAAGTATAGTAAAACAATTCTTATAATACTGGGTCTTATCATATCCCCATCCTGTTGGATTTCCTAGATAATCTCCTGCTCTGATGTGCACAAAATACGTATTTGAATAATATGTAGTTCTTATATCAGGTATAAGAGAAGAAGAAGAAGGAAAATATTTTTCATTCTGAAAATAACCATTTAATACTATATTTCCAGCTTGATTAGATAAGTCTGAATAAGTGAATGAGGTTTGTTCACTTATATTTTTTGATGATGGAACTGAATCTACCCAGCGTATTTTAGGGAATAGTTTCTTTAAGGCTGTATCTAAATTTTGTGTGTGAGGATTACTGGATGGTATATTTATAGATCTATCAATAACAAATTCCTTGTTATATTTTTCAGCATAGGACAGGCCTGTAAATATCTTAAAAATTTTATTACCGAGGCCACAGTTACCTAGAGTAACTGATACAAGTGCACCTGAACTAATTTCTTTACTTGGTGGGTTAGTTAAACCTAGTGCTTGTGGCTGCTGTGGCTGCTGTGGCTGCTGTGGTTGCTGTGGCTGCTGTGGCCGTGGCTGCACTTCTTGCCTTAACTGCACCTGTGGCCGTGGTTGCTGTGGTTGCGGTTGCAGTTGTTGTCTTAACTGCGCCTGTTGTCTTAACTGTGCCTGTTGTCTTAACTGCACCTGTTGACTTAACTGCACCTGTGGCAATGGTTGCAGTGGCGGTGCTTGCAGCAGTGCCTCTGTCCGTGACTGTGACTCAGAAACATCAATCACATTTGCCCATGGAGGATACACTCCTCTGCAATCACGCCCTGGTAACCAAACGGATGGCATGAATATTCTACCGCGCCGCTCGCCTTGAAAGAAAGCTCCTAGCCAACTGTATGTGGAATTTGCGCATATACCGCCTGCACAGTTACTCATTTCTACCAGGGCTTCAAAGGGATCAACTTTGTCTGAAATAGTATATTCAATTCCAAATTGTTTCATATAATTATCGGCATAGTTATTATCATTTGAAAAAACTAAATATTTTATATCAGGATTTTTTGAACATATAGCAATGCACTGTTTATGATAGTATGTTAAATCTATACCAAAACTCCCAGGATCCAGATAATCTCCAGCCCGAATATGGATAAAGTAAGTATTCTCATAGTAGGCAGTTCGGATCACTGGTATAAGGGACTTCGAAGGAAAATATCGTTCATCCTGAAAATATCCTTGTAGGACTACATTTGATATAGAATTTGGTAATTGTGAGTAATTCATTTCCTTTTGTTCGTTTATAATTCTATATCTATCAATCCTTTCCATAGTAATTAAATTTGGAAATACTTTAGAAACTTGTGTTTCTAGATTTTGTTCATGACTCTTCATTCCACGTGTTATTAAAGATCTGCATATTACACAGACCTTATTGTTTTTTTCAGCATATCCTAATGCCGCTAAAATCTGTATAATTCTATTACCAAAGCCATTCCGTAAAATTACTGAAACAAAATTCCCTGGGGGCGCAGGAGGCGATTGAGGTAAGGGGCTTGAAGGATTAAATCTATTCATATTATACATATATAATATTTGTTCACCATCGTTTAATTGTCTTCTTAATTCTGAATGACTGCTCATCTAACTCAATTATTCGGTAAAATTAATTATTATTCTACGCGTAAATAATAGTATTAACGGTGGAAAATATGTCTTGTATTTTTAAAAAATATACAAGAAATATTTAATTTTCTAATTGAATAAAGGACGACTATAGATAATAGGATGTTACACGACTTTATTTGTGCTATTAATCCGGAACCAGGAGAACCGTTAAAAGTCACCGCGCAATAGGTATTTTATAAATGTAAATGTGAATTCCTTTTTCAACATATAAATATGTCTTACCGGTTAATATATCCTCTTGCACTTCAATATCTGAACAGATGGGATAACCATGCGAATCTCTTATTTGTTCGGCAATTTCCTCTCCATACTTTTCTTTGACTGCGACCATTGCAGAAGCAAATGATGTATATACATTTTCATATGGTTCACAATTTTCAATAACAATATAGACTGAATTCATTTATATAATATAATTTATATAAAATAATTAATATCTGTAATCAAAATTTTCGTTTATTAATTTATGTATTAAATTATCATCTTTCTTTAACGAAAAACAATTTGACCAAAATTTTAAATCATCATAGACTTGGTTCCAATATTCATCATTTACTTTAAATAATTTTTTTGTTCCTATTCTATATGTATCAAATCCATTTTTTGATAAAAAGTCTACTATATCTTTCATAGGATTTATTATTCCTGGACCTCTAATATCATCTAAACAATCACTACACTCAAATATAATATATTTCGTTTTTGGTAAATATTTTTCAAATCCTTTAATTACATTACCATCATTGCCTTCAGTATCTATTTTTATAAATTTAATTATAATATCTTCACTATTAAATTCATTATCTAAAACATCATCTAATTTTTTTACATCAACATCGCATATTTTTTTACCCCCACTTCTTAGTCCAGCTATTCCATTTCCTGTATTATTAATACTAGTGCCTTTCCAGTTATAGAAAGAAGCAGTTGTAGTTTCATTCGAAATACAATGTTTAAATAATTTTAAGTTGGTATCTTTATTTATTTTTGGTTCTAATGCTAGAATGTTTACTGGATTAGGTTCAAAACACAATATTTTTTTATTTTGTTCCATACAAATAGCATTTATATTAGGTATATAATCACCAACACAACAACCAACATCAATACCAATTATTTTACAATTAGTATCATTAATAATTGTTATATATCTCTTTAATCCAACTAATAATTTTTCGTGCCCATTTTCTCCCATAAATTCATTTTTATTTTTAGCATAATAGTATGCTAAATCTAAAGATTTCATTTATATAATTTTGTATATAAATTTATTATATAAATTTAACGTAATATTAATATGCATTTAAAATGTGCAATTGTCTAAATGGATTAAAATTGCGCTTACACCCGGGATATTTTGGCCATTTCTCATATGAAGATTTCAATTTTGTCTACGAATTCAGGAACTGAGGACATTGTCCACACTTTCGTATTTCGTGTAAAATATTGGATTTTTCTTTTGTCGCATTTTTATAAGTCATTCCTATTATAAGAAAAGAATTAAGATGTTACCACATTAAAAGTGCAACTTAGAGATCTGTGTAATTTATTATTTTATACTAGTAGATGGATCATACTACATTGCATCAACTACGTGCAAATAGAGTTATTTCATATAATAATTTGCAGTTAAGATCTGATAAGGGAAGAGTATTTAAAACTATAAATTCGGCACAATATCTTAATCAGAGTAATGGGGGTATGCGAATTATAAATCATTATAAACTTTACATTGAAGATATTATGAGTGAAAATGCTACAATGGAAAATCCTTGTATAAGTCTTATAACACAAATATTCACTGCTTTAGATGAACTTCTAGTCTATAATGCCTCTATAAGTGTACCTCCTACTAGATCTGCCAGAATAGCATATTTATGGTTTTTTACAATTGCTTCTGCATACTCTTGGGTATCATCTAGAGCATCTATCACCGGCACAAAAGATTCGTGGAATTGGGATACAAAAAATATACTTTCTGATGATACAAATATTTTTGTCTGGATGACACAGATTCTTATTAATACAATGCCCATCTTTATACCATCCTATAATACAAGTCGGCTTTTAGAACAGTCACGTGCTAATTTCTTTTGGACTGCGCAACAACATCAAGCGGTTATAGATCAGGTAAAGTTAGACGCTAATTTCTCCTTATGGTTATCTAGGTGGCAAACATGGTATGCGGGTAGACAAGCAGATGGAAACGTGGCAGCAGGGACTGCAGCAACAGATGCGCAATTACCTAACGGTGCCACAGTAATAGATGTGACAACATCTCAAGATTTCACTAATGTTACTGATTATCCAAATCCTAGAAAATGGACACCTCTCAGAGTAGATGGAGCAAAAAAGAACTTTTTGACCTATGGCTGGGGTGATGTCACCTCAACTTGTCTGACTGCTGGCGATGAGACATCAATCAAAACAACTGCAAATACAGAATTCCTTGGAACTAACCCGATGAGGGATAGCGAAATAGATAATTTAGTAACTCTCACTAATTCTTTAACAGATACGCAAAAGGCCACGGCTGAATTTTGGGCAGGAGGGCCACTCACAGTTTCTCCTCCATGTATGATGATTTGGTTCTGGAAAAAATACATTGAACTTACTAACCCTGCATTACATGTTATGATTTACTCTGGTCTCGAACTAGTAATCAATATATTTGAAGGATCTCGTTTAACCTGGGCTCTGAAACGAGACAATATGGAAGCAAGGCCTATTCAAGAAATCCGTAGACGATATGCTGGACAGACATTGACAAAATATGATTCAACTGCTATTAATGGGACTCCTATTAATGGAAACCTATGGGTTCCTTTTCAAGAAACTAATTTTGTTACTCCCCCCTTTGCTGATTTTCCAAGTGGTCATAGCACATTTTCACAAGGCTTTGCGAATGTTATGAATGCGTGGTTTTCTTCTTCTATACCAACCACTAGTATAAATGCCTCAGATTTAAATTTATTATCACCAATGTATACAGGCTTAGGAACACTGAGAATTAGTCTTTCTAATATTCCAGTTAAAGCACGAACTAGTTTAATACAAACTGGTTTAGTGCCTACGTCAGATATAAGTTTAACATGGTCGGTATGGCAAGATATAGCAGATTCTGCAGGAGTATCAAGACAATATGGTGGTATTCATGCCGTGTCAGCAGATCTTGGTGGAAAAGCAGTGGCAAATAGCGCATTTCCTCTTATTACGAGTAGGTGGGCTATTTCACGCACTTAGATCTGTATGACAGCCAACTAATTTAGATAATAGCATTGAGTAGACTATAGTTTTATTATTTCTTCAAATGACATTTTAAGATTTAATTCTTCTTGTAGCCTCTCAGGCTTATCAGGATTTAAATGAGGATACTCTATATAAAATTCTTGAAGTTTTTCTTTTGCTTGTTTAAGTTTCTCATTTATTGTTATTATTTTAGAACTCGTTGATTTCCAGACAAGGCCCTCAGTTTTAAATTCAATTGCAAATCTATCTCCATGAAGACCATTTGCTCTAACATACCAAATATGCTTTGGAATATCATTAGGTTCTATGGGACATCCTGGTCGTAGAAGTACTGAACGTTTCTTTTTTGACTGATTTAAATTTTGATTACTTTGACTTATAATTCTCAAGTTTTCTTTTCTATTATCTAGACCATTGCGATTAATATGATCTACTGTTTCAGTTGCCCCCTTTCCTGGATGTTCTAGACGATTCATCACTAGATTGTGAAGATATAGTTCTCTTTTTCTTCTACTTATTTGTTCATAATAAGTATTTGCAATATAGTGTCCAGAAGCAAAATGCCATGCTCTATCTTTTATTTTATCAAAATCTTCTTTATCTATGATAAATTCTATATCCCTTCCATTAAATTGTAATGTCCCAACTGTATATTCTTTCTCTTTATACGTAATATGCCTATAGTCAATTAGACCTGGTTTTCTTCCTCCAATTCCTTCTCTAGATGTCATATCCATGTATTCTACTAGATGGATATGAAATTTTATAATCAATTTTGTTGCAGAAATAATATCGTAATTTGCCGGAGGCCACTGGGTGGATTCCAACTTTCTAATTTGAATAAGCTAAACCTCCCATGCCGCTCATGATACGGAGCACATTATAGTTGGTGGCATACACACGCACAGTGGCACTGGTGGCAGTGCCCACGGCGTTGTTGGACACCGTCAGCAGCAGAGTGGTGTTGTCAATGCGAGACAAGTTGCAAGTGCCGCTGGGCTGGTGCTGCTCGGGCTGGAGCGCGAAGGAGTAGACGTTGATGCCAACCGCGGGCACGTTCGTGTGGTGCTGGTAAGGCTGGACCTCGTTGAAATAGCGTCCCTCACGCACCTGGAACCTGTCGTGGCCGTTGAGCTGCAGGAGGGCAGTCACGGTGGGGTTGTTGCCGGCAAGGCCCTCCACGCGGGTCACGGAGTAGCCAGACTCCAGCACGGCACGGTCCCACCAATCGGAGTAGTTGAAGGGCTGCTGGCCCTTCCAGGGGCTGATCACATTGTCATCGCAGCTTACAAAGGAGTCGCGCTGCACAACCCAGATGAGCTCCTTGCAAGGGTGGTTGAAGTTGAGCTTCAGCTTGTTGGAGCTGCTGGTGATGGACTCACCGCCCGTGAACTGCAGGGTCTCAATCAGATACTCGTGAGACACCTGGGCGAACTTGCGGCGCTCATCCGTGTCCAGGTAGATGTAGTCCACGTAGAGGGAGGCAGCCACCAGGCCAGCAGCGGCCACGCGGTCGCGGATAGTGTGGGTGTTGGTTAACTGAGGGCTCTGGTCAAAGCACAGGTTGCGGATGTCGTTGAACTCCAGGTTGATACGCACCTCGTGGTACTGGAGAGCAATGAGAGGCAGAGCAAGGCCAGGATTGCGGTTGAACCAGAACTGGAGAGGAATGTAGAGCGTGTATTCGGGGGAGCACATGAGGAACTCGTTGGAGGAGTTGGGCTCACCGCCGGCGCAGTAGTTGTCGCAGTCCTCACCACCCTGCACCAGGAGATTCACCAGCTGGGGCACGTTACCCACCATCTTGGCATAGCCTGCCTGCTTGCCGGCCTCCTGGGTGAGCTCATTCCAGATCTGGAGCCAGTCACCATAGTGCTTGTCAATACGCTGACCACCAATCTCAAGCTCCACGCTCCTCACTAAGTTGTGCCCCACCCAGTTGAGCCAGCGGAACTGGGCACCAGAGCCGTCAGTGCTGAGCAGAGACACCTTAGGCAGAGTGGCCTGCAGGTAGATACGGTAGATCAAGTCACCATTGCGCTGAATGGTGCAAGTCACCTTGCGGCCAAAACCAGGAGAACCGTTGAAAGGGTTCTCAATGGACTCCATGGCGAAGTTAGTGTGTCTCCTGTAGACGACCTTGAAGAAAGTAATCTGAGGATTACCGGTTAAATATACATCCTGAGCGCCATAGGCTACTAACTGCATTAAACCACCACCCGTCATATTCTTATACCTAACCCAGAGAAAAAAAATTTCCAGGAAAATTTTTTTCGGCGGAAAACGGAAATTTAGCCGGAAGCTCTTTTTTCTAATATACCTTTTTCTCTTTTTGTCCTTTTATCATTGTAAAATCAGCACTAAAACTCTCATAACCGGACTATAATTAGCCATCATACTAACGCACATTAATATAAGGGCTAAAGAACATCTTTTGCATTTCTTTAGTATATGAGTGATCCATTTTTCAAAATACGACCTTCAAAAAGATCAAATCCAGAAGCCAGGACAACTCTAGATACTGTTCATCAGCATTTTTTGACTAAGATCAAAGATACAAGTGATGAAACAATCATTTTACAGAAAAAATTTGAGGATATTTCTGAAAAATCTAAAACTAATATTAGTGACATAGAAAGATATCAAATTGAAAAGGAAATAAAGGAACTGAAGGGTAAAATAGATTCAATCCATAAAAAGGATGCAGTATTGGATTATTTTTTACAAACTGGAGATCTTTTATTTGAATATTATGAAATCCAGGAAAGAATCAATCGTGGTGCTGATAATATTATTCATGTATCAGATCGAGCACGTCCTGGTAGTGTCTTTGAAGCACTGGAAAATGCATCGAGACAAGATATGAGTGGTGTAAAAACCCAGGTCACTAATTCACATGCGCCAAGAGAAAGAACAGGAGATTCATTAAGTCGCGATTCCCTACTCGATCAATACTTGCAGAGAATAGATCCGCATTATTCTAGACCATCGATGCATGGATTAAATGATATATCATTTGTGTGTGATGCATGCGGAGAAGATATGAAAATTTCAATAAATGATGCGACCGTGTCATGCCCCCATTGTGGATTCCACAAACTAGTGTTGATGGATTCTGATAAACCAAGTTATAAGGATCCACCGCGTGAAGTATCATATTACGCATATAAACGTATAAATCATTTTAATGAGTGGTTAGCACAATTTCAGGCAAAGGAAAGCACTGATATTCCAGATGAGGTATTTGAACATATTAAGGAGCAAATTAACAAGGAAAGGCTACAGGCTTCATCATTGAATCGTAATAAAATACGTGAGATTCTAAAGAAACTCAAGTATAATTCGTTTTACGAGCATGTTCCTCATATTCTGAGTAGACTGAATGGTAATACTGCACCGGTTATGGGTCGAGAAACAGAGGAGAAATTGCGCTATTTATTTAAGGAAATCCAGCCTTCCTTTCAGAAACATTGCCCAGCAGAACGTTCTAATTTCTTATCTTATTCATATGTCTTATACAAATTATGTGAACTTCTAGAACTCGATGATTTCTTACATTGTTTCCCTCTCTTGAAAAATCGTGATAAATTATATGCTCAAGATAAGATCTGGGAGAAAATCTGCAAGGATTTGCAATGGGAATTTATCAGATCAATATAAAATATTTGCTGGTGTAAAATTAATTTTTAAGAACAAAAATAAAAAAAACATCGGCAAATAATCCACCGAGAGAAAATAGGGCAAGTATCTTTTCCTCGTTTGTTAAATTCTCTTTCAAATATTTTCTATAGAAATAAATAACAAGCCATAGGAAAAATGGTATAGCAATCATATCACCGATGCGCGGCAGATCACCGATGCGCGGCAGATCACCGATGCGCGGCAAGTTCATCCCCATAACTTCTTAACCACCAGAAATTATTCTTTTTTCCTGAGAATTTCAGCACTTGGGCAAAAAGAATAGAATGATTCTCTTTCACTCTCTTTCATATACCATGTATTGTGTGCACCGAAACTCTCTTTTTTAAAAGAATCTTGAGTGCAGAAATTCGCCAGAATTTCCGCAGATTCAGGTTTATTCCGTGATCCTTCGACACAATTTGAGAAAAAGAGATCTTCAGGATAATCGGGGGAAACCCCTGGAAAATTCTTGATACATTGTTTCTGAAAAGAATTTTTTCTGAAACTCAGGCCACCTATACCATAGAAACTATTCCATAATGAATATTGCTTTCCCCAAACTTCCTTTTTCCTACCAATTGCTCCAGCAAATGATCCGCATCCAATATAATCATATTTCATAAAATCCCGCATTTTAAATTTTGAAGCCGGGCATAAAACAGCATCTGTTTGAAAAACTAAAATATTCTCCGCTTTCACTTTATTCCAAAATGATATACTCTTGAATAATTCATTGTATCCATCGGCATCTAGATTTTCAGTATCCAGTGGAATAAGATATACATTACGCCCTTTTATACCTGCAGTGCATTCTTTAGCATATTCGCCTGAACTTTTTCCGTGGAATACATATAAATCCCAACTTTTGCACATATTTGCGTCAAAATTTTCACAGACATATTTCAAGTGCTTGTGTTTCCGTGGTTCTACTATAACCATTGCTCTTCCACCATCAAAGATTCCAGTATATAAATGCATTGTCATGATTATAATAATTATAAAAAGAGTAATAACTCCAATTATAATTGTCATTTTTGGCCAACTAACCATCTACTTATTATGCCCATAATCCACGCATAACATCCTGATATTTTTTATGAGATTTCATTCCAAATGTAGTATTTACCTCTGCAGGTTTCTCTGAGTTTGTTTCAAGTCTTGATGCTTTATCTTGGAGTGATTTGAGAATAGCATTTTCCTCTGGAGTTAAGCCTGTAGGTTTATCGCTGCCACCAGCCCCAGCCCCAGCCCCAGCCCCATTATTTTTTCCTAAAATATACATACTACTATTTTCATTGAATAAGTAACCTATACAAATCACGGCAATAATACTGAGCCAAAGCGCTATAATTATATTTCTCGTCGCCATAAAAAATATCATGAAAATCAGAATACGACGAAACCATGGTTGATTTAGAAATTTCTCTTGCCCTTTTGTAAATTCCATGGGGATAAAACGACTACCTACATTCATTAAAAACATAGCCATGGCAAAAGAATAAGGTGAACTTGAAATATTTGCAATACTTAATTCAAACGGTCCACTTACCAGAGGAATTGCTGGAGGAGGACCCGTAAGACTCATCTATTTCATTTAATCAATAAAAATTTATTAAATCTGTATCATATTTGCAATATACATTATCACTGCGAGGCTTGATAGGAGTCCAACGCGAGGGCACCATTCGGCACCTAGCCATACAGTAAAAAGTAGAACTATTCTCCAGACGGGAGATTCCCATTGTGCAACCATGCTTGATGGAAAAGCTGTCCGGAGAGACAGACTTTCAAAGGTATTCCATGCTAAAAGTAAAAAAATGACAATTAAACGGAGACCCATATCAATTGAATTTACTGGTTCATCCCCATGATCATCCATCTTACTTTATGACAATTTTCTATTTAAGAGAAGAAGATGAATTAAAAAACTGTGGATTTATTGGACTTATTAGGTTCATCGGATTTAATGATTTTATTGATTTTGATGAATTTGAAACAGGTTCAGAATTATTCGAATTAGATGAATAAACTTGCCCCCCTGAAATCGCTTGAGGAGTATCACCCAGAATTTTCTCAGAAAACCATTTTTTAGAAGGACTGGTAATTTCGGAATCTGAAAATCCCTCTTTGGAATCTTGTATTTCTAATCTTGCATAAAGAATCAGTGCAATGGTTGCTGCTAAAAGTCCAGTTGCCCAATCAGTTAATCGCGCGACGACAAATGGTAATATAAATAGTAAAGATTTACCGAATGTATTATCTAAAAATTCAATGGATTCCCGGGATGTAATTTCAATGAAAGAACCCAGGATTAATAATCCAAATACACTTAATACTGTCAGGGGCCAATGAAGCACACGGTGTGAATCGGATAACCAGGTTGATAGAGTAGCATCTTTCAACAGTTTTAACATTTCATTATTTGTTTCTTTTGAAGGCACTTGTTTTGATAAATTTTGCATGTTTGGGTGTCCGTTCATTCTGATATTTCCTTGAAGTTTTTACTGATATAAAAAGACATATGGTAAATTTAGATGGAGTTCGCCTCTATAGAGGATGCATTTCCACAAGAGGACCTAATTAAGAAAAAAGGGAGAAGAGAAAAGAAAAAAGATGGATTTCTTGCATACGATTTACCACCAACTGATCCTGATCGTCCGGCTGTGAAACGTATGTCTGAGATTTCACCAATTCATTCAAGAGGTGTAAAAGAAGATTTTGAAATAAATGATGAATCGAGTGATGAATTAAAAAAGAAAATAGTCAGTAATTCTTTGATTAAACCAGGCACATTTCCATTGAAAAATACAGAGACACCTAGTTACTTTGGAGCAGAACCATTCGCAAATCCCGATGATTCATATGCAATCTATAATGCGAATCAGCACAAACAAAGTTCATATATGCTGGAGGCAGATTTTACCAAGACATTTGAGGAAACAGGATATGATAAATCATCTGGAAAAATATTACCCTCCCCTGAACTCCGGCAACGATGGAAACCCCTTTCTTCAGATCGCATTGAGAGTTCTTTTACAAATGATTCTAAGGGTTATCAATTTGAGGGGATTTCCTCAAATGATTTTAATGCCATGCGTTCTAAATTGGACACACTAATGGCACGATTAGATGATCTGGAAAATAGAGCCGATGGAGCAAACCCCCAGCTTGAAATGCTGTCATTTATTATGACTGGGTTATTTTTGATGTTTGCCCTTGATTTGACAGTAAGTAAGTTGGCTCATTAAATTGTTGAATGAATGATATTGCGCAAACTATCAATATTTTATTGATAGTTACTCAATAAATGCAGAATATATTCTTCATTTCTTCAGAAAAACCCCAGACATACCCGGTAATTAATGCAAACTATACATGGTATCCAATCCATAACAAGTTAACTTTTGAGGAATTCTCAGAACTCTGGCATAAGAAACAGCCATATGCCATTTATTCCTACGGCGACATGACACCGTGGAATTACCTTCCTCGCATTTTCAATGTACGCAAACGTTGGGTTCAATTAAAAAGTTTACCAAAAGAACTTGATGTTATATCTAATGTATTTTCGGCAATGATGGGGCACGAATATGATTCGGATCATCCTCTAATCTCAGTTATCACTTCAACCTTTCACAGCAAGGAGAAAATCTTGAGACCATGGAATAGTCTCAAATCTCAGACATATACCAATTGGGAATGGGTTGTCTGGGATGATTCAAAGGATAACCTGACCTATGGTGACTTGTTAGAAATGAAGAAGAAAGATCTGAGAATGCGTGTCTATAAGGCACCAGAACCATGTGGTTCCATTGGAGAAATGAAGCGTCTTGCTGCAGGAGTCTCCTATGGTTCCTTCATTGTCGAATTAGATCACGATGATGAGTTGCACCCCGAACTATTCCAGTGGATAATAGACGCTTCGAAAAAATACGTGGAGGCAGATTTTTTCTATTGCAATGCTGCTGAATTATTTGAAGGGACATTGAAATCGCATTCCTACGGAGATTTTTTTGCATATGGTTATGGATCAAATATGAATGTATGGTCGGAAAAATTCGATAAATGGATAACGGAAATTGATAATGGTCCTGCGAATCCCGTGACTCTCAGACACCTAATTGGCCTACCAAATCATGTGCGAGCCTGGAGGACTTCCTTTTACGATAAGATTGGAAAACATAATCCGAGACTAATCGTATCTGATGATTATGATTTACTAATAAGAAGTTACATTCATGGAAAATGGTGTCATATCAAGAAATGTGGTTATTATCAATATAGGAATGCAGATGGTAATTTCACATTTATTCGTAATAGCCTCATTCAACATAATGTTAAATATCTTTATAACTACTATAAATCACAACTCCCGCCGATTCCAGATGGGCATACATTTCAACCATTCTGGAAAAGTGATCATGGTCAATACCCGATTACACATTTAACGTATCATCCATCTACCCATAAATATTCAATTATAATGCTAGACGCTAGCAAGGAGAAAATTGAGAATATAATGAATATTGGTATATCATTTCATATTTATATTGTAGGACCTTGTCCTGAAATACCAGTTGAATGGCGGAAAAATGTGAGTTGGTGGTGCCTTGGCACAGAAGATAGGGAAGAAAAAATCCGTTATATCAAGCGGGGGATTGCAACAGGCGAGGTTGTGGTAACGGAGGATGAAATGTATCAGATTATTCAAGCGAAGCCAAAAGTGTCAGCAAAACTAAGTATTATTACAGCGTGTTGTAGGCCTGCAAATTTACTGAAACTCAAGGAATCAATATGTTTTGAAAAAATTTATATGTGGTATATAGTCTACGATACTTCACACAACAGGTCATATGATAAGCAGTTTGTAGGTGAATCTAAGATAACTGAATTGGAATGTTCTGAGGTTGGTAGAGCAGGCCATCCATTGAGAAACTTTGTAATCAAACAGATTGAGGATGGTCTTATTTACAATTTAGATGATGATAATATAATGCATCCTGGATTTTGGGATTTATTAGAAAAAATGGACACCGAGCATTTCTATACGTTTGATCAGGTGAATAATTCGAGATCTGGGAAAGATGGAATTCTAAGAGGCGACACATTGAAAGTTAGAAAAATAGATACTGCGCAATTTGTGGTTCCGAAGAATCTTGTAAAAACCATTGAATTTCAGAAAAATAACTACTGCGCTGATGGAGAATATATGGTAGAAGTAAATTCTAAAAATCCAGGATGTCATGTTTATTTTCCAAAACTAGCAGCGTATTATAATTACATATCATCCAACTTAACCTGAGAATATGATGTTCCACATAAATGATCAATCCATGCTTCTCCAAAATTGCAAGTTGGAAACCGGTGATGTAATAAGTGGTGATTCCCGATTATAAAACTACAACGGTCATCATGTCGCATCATACCTCTAATATTTAATATAGATAATATTATTAATATGTCTAATATTGAATATTCATAGACGCAAAAAGGTAAGAGAGCTCCCATTCCCTGAAAAGGCCCTTCTAGAGGATGTCCAGTATACGTATCTATAAATGAAGGGAATTCATTGATATGATGTTCACTGTGAAACTTGTAAAAAATGGGGGAATGGAGGATAATATGGGAAATATAAAACCAGATGTCATAAGATACGATTGATAGAAAAATGCGTAGCATATTATAGTTTAAACGAAGAGGTATTTTAAATGGCTTTTGGTCGAAGTAAGGTCAGAAAATGAGAGAAAAGGAAACGAAATCATTTCCAGTCATAAAAATTGAATTGCGAAAAATGTGTTTGATTGATTACTCAAAATGAATGCATTATCCTATGAATCTCTCATTCTTGGAAACACGTATACTTTTGTAAATAATAGAACGAATCTAAATTATGGACAGCGGAGTTTTAAGGGATTCGATTACGGTTATATGATAGGTATGGATGCTGGAAATGGTGCAAGTTGTTGGGAACCTATTGTGAATATTAATGTATATGATATTAGCGTAGATGTCTCTGGATTTACTAGAACTACTCTCATGCCTACATTGGCACCACCAGCAAATGTAGGTGGTGCCAGTCTAGGCAATGCCAATGTAGGCAATGCCACCTTAATTCTTAGTTCTGTTGAAAATATTGGTGACTTGAGAGAAGGTGACGGCATCGTATTAAAAGATTACGAGGAGCCTATTTCTTACAGGTCATTTAATGATGGAGATACAGGCATATTATTTATTAATCCAAATGGTAATATACAATCAGAGCAAAGGTGTTTCGTATATTTTTCGGAAAATTTGAACAATTGGTTTGCAACGGGAAATAGAACTGATCCCCAGACCCGCATTCCAATTCAGCAAAATATGTTGCGAAGATTCACCTATCGCTTTCTATAAAAAATAAATGCATTATATTGCCTTTATTTTTTATTTTTTCTTCTTTTTTTCCTTTCTTTAGAACTAAATTTAAACATCCAAACTCACGGTAGAACCTACTGGTGCAGGTCTACGTCCACGATTCCTTCTTGCAGCCCCAGATCTTGTAGAATCCGCCTGGCTATATTCATCACTTGCTACACTCTGAAGTTCAGAAACGGCGACCATGGCAGGTTGCTGAGGAGAAGGTGCGCTTACATTAATTGGCATTGTCCTTATTCCAATTGTTTCCATTTCTGCTCTGCGAACATCTTCAAATGTTTTCAGAATATCATCAACCCCAGAGGGACCTTTCATCTCTCGCCTCTGAGAATTATCTGCCGCTACTGCTGCAGGACTAGGATTGGGTGGGGATCTTGCACTAGATCCGAAGAATCCACCTGTGGGCCCAGGTGGATCCATGGCCATTGCGGAGGCTGGCATTGCTTGGCCACCTTGACCACCTTGACCACCTTGACCACCTTGGCCACCAGACATACCAGGCATTCCCATTGCCATACCCATGAAATTACCAAATCCAGGGCCAGCCTGGGATGCTGCTGCCTGTGCCATTTGTTTAGCGAGCATTGGGTTGCTCTTCAAGACATCATCCATCGTTGGCATTTTCTGTCTGAAAAAAGAATTTGACACATGGCACATAAATCCACTTCCCGCAACGGCCATCATCAAGCGCATTTCAGGAGGCATCTTCCCACGGTCCTTGTATTTATCATAGAGTTCCTCAAAGATCTCATCGAAATCCTCTACGTTGGTATGAACCGATTCAGACCATCCTTCCAACTTGATGTCAAAGGGGTCAAATTTATCATTCATCCATTCCAGCCCCGTGATTGCGCCCATTAACATTTGACGCTGAAATCTCAGAGAACTCTCTAGATTCCTTGCATCTACAAGCCTCGTAAATTCCTGCTTGATCTCTTCTAGAGGATTATCCATGGTAAAACGTTTACTTATGGGATACCCCTTTCCCTCAAGTCTCTGCAACTTGTTCAAATATTCAATCTTCTCCTGCTTCTCTTTCTCGAAATCCCTGGGTGCTGCTGGGGTCAGAGAAATAGATGGGGCAGAACTAGTTTGAAAATTATTGTATGGACTAGATTCTTTAGATATATGGATTTCAGGTAACGCCGGAGCAGAACTCGTGCTTGTTCCAAACATATTTAGATCAACTGGTTCAAGAGTATCAAACTGAATTGGCTTGATTTCCTCTGGAACTGAAAGCCGGATAGGAGATGAGCCGAAAGACTGCGTTCCTTCGGGCCTTGAGCGACTTTGATTTGCTAGGAGATTCAGGCCGAGGTCGTCACTTAATTCACTGACCTCGATTACATTTCCAATATCGGAGGAAAGATTAATTGGCTGGCTCGTAGGACCAAAATTCGTAGCAGCCGACTGCATTTCCTGGATACTAACATTCATCCTTCTCCGTTACTAGTTTCTTTTTTAAGAATCTCTTTAGACGCACAGTTTAAACCCCAGCCGAGAAAGTAAAATTAGAAATGTGTCAGAAAGGGTCTCAGGTATTCAAGCAATTCTATGCTGTAATGCTCACTTCTGGGCAATTGAAGAGTCCAAGATTCTTGCAAGCATATAAGATGCCACCTAGGGAAGATGAGATGACACGACTAATTTCAGACCGTGTGATTGGAAAACTTGAGCCCTCTCCTCATTTATATGGTGATAATCCAGAAATCCACGTTGTTCCTATTCACATTCCTGTGAATATTTTATATGGTGGCAAGGGAGTAAAGTAATTTTAGAAAATATTATGTAATTAAATTTCTGAGTGGAGTTATTGAATATAGTAAGAGAATAACTGTAATTGGTCCACATAAGATAATCATTTCATTAAGAGGTATTAGATCTTTATGGAAAATATAGACATATCCTGATATTGAAAGATATATAATACATATTGTAAACAATATTGATATAATATACGTCCGGAAAATCATTCTAATATAATAATAATTATAATAGAATGGAAATATTTCCCTCCCTGGGTTCTGTAATAATGGATACTTATAAATACTTAACAGAAAGTGAGGTTCCAGCTTCCTTGCGAATCATTGCATTCATAATTATGCTGACACATACAACAATGGCTTTGACATATATTATAGTGATTCTCTTTTCTTCTGATATAATACTCTTGTATATTGTGCTCATCAGTTGCTTTATAATTTACCAGACTACAATTTATTTTAAACGTTGTCTATTAACAAGATATGAAATAATAAACTCTGATATCTTGCCAACGATGAGTGAATTATCGTGTTTAATATGTTCTGGTAATTCTGAATTATGCAATGAGAAAGATAAATTCGAAATTTTTCTTGTTTCTATGGGATTGTCATTGGCATTAGTGAAAATCCTCGGTATATATATTATAAATGCATTTACAGGAAAACATTATACTTGTATGCTAAATTGACCAATTCTGGAAATAACATTGAATATAATGAATATGATGATTCCATTGTTTATCTCGAAAAGTGTGTAATCGTTATTTTCAGCTTTTAAAGTTCCGAATAAGATATCATAGTAGGGAGGACCAAAATTATATTCTTGATTCATGTGATGAACCTTATGTTCTGAAGATTCCATGAGAGAGAAATTTATGAGATGAACGGAAGCATACCAGATTGCAATGAAAATGATGAGTGTATAACTTAAGAATGATAGACTGAAGATATATTTAATTAGTATGAGAGGAAGAAACCAGCTTAGATTACAGATCACTTCTCCGAGCAATTCTAGCCATCTTGGCATCATTAATTTTTTATTGTGGTGAGAGTATTTGTGGAAATTTAAGAGAGAACTTGGCATTTCATGAGAAAAAATATGTATAGCGTAGACGTAGAGATTGATGAAGAATATTTGCAGACTTATACAAACCATTGAGAATTTAGGAAATACTAGACTAATGGAAAGAAGATAAGAAAAAATAAGCATAATGGTGAATGAGCCAATGAACTTTTTTAAATATTGTTTCAGGCCGATGGGCTTTTGAAATGGCTGATCGCTGGGCGTGGCTGAGTCATTTGAAGGCAGATTTTCGGGGGATTTATTTCCTGAAGTGTCTATTTCAATTGTTTTGTCGTTTAAATTCATCTAAACATAAATTATATAATTTTAAACAATTTTGCACGGGCCCTTGGCCCTTGGCCCTTTGCCCTTTGACCTAAGGCCGGTCATATAAAAGAATCCCCCATAT